GAAAACTTACCATTCTTTTTGCAGCCAGGTTGTAAAGCTTTAAACAAAGGTTCTATAGAATTTAGCAATAATTCGAAGATCATTGCTGCGGCAACCTCAGGTAGTTCTATTCGTGGTCTATCAATTAACTTACTATTCCTAGACGAGTTTGCATTCATTGATAATGATGCCCAATTCTATACTTCAACTTATCCGGTAGTATCGTCTGGTAAAGATACAAAGATTATTATTACCTCTACAGCAAATGGTATTGGTAACGTATACCATAAGCTATGGGAAGGTGCTACTCAAGAAACAAACGAGTTTAAACCATTCCGTGTAGATTGGTGGGATGTTCCAGGACGAGATAAAGCATGGAAAGAACAAACCATTGCTAACACATCAGCTTTGCAATTTGATCAAGAGTTTGGTAATACATTCCATGGACGGGGGAATACACTGATTGATGCTAATCATTTGTTAGCTCAAAAATCAGTAGATCCGATGTACTATAAAGAAAATATTTCGATCTACAAAGAACCACAAGAAGGCCACGAGTATGTAATGATGGTCGATGTAGCAAAAGGTAGAGGGCAGGACTATTCTACTTTTAATATTATAGATGTGACGACTCAGCCGTTTGAACAAGTTGCAGTATACCGCGATAATACACTATCCCCTATGCTGTTTCCTGATATCATATATAAGTATGCAAAGACGTTCAACGAAGCGTACGTGGTTATTGAGAGCAATGATCAAGGTGCTGTAGTTTGTAATGGATTATACTACGACTTAGAATACGAAAATATCTTTGTAGAATCTTCGATTAAGAGTAATGCTATTGGTGTTACTATGACGAGAAGAGTAAAGCGTATTGGTTGTTCTACAATTAAAGATCTTATTGAGCAAAAGAAGCTTATCGTATATGATTCAGATACAATCATTGAGATGTCAACATTTGTTTCAAGGGGTAGTTCATATGAAGCTTCGTCTGGTAACCATGACGATCTAATGATGAACCTAGTACTCTTTGGTTGGTTTATTTCAACTGATGTCTTTGAGAACTTAACTGACATTAATATTAAAGGATTGCTTTATAAAGAGCGATTAGCAGAAATTCAAGACGATATGCTTCCATTTGGATATATAGACGATGGAACAACAGCCGTAGAAAGTGGCAAGGGAGATGGCCTAGGCAATGTTTGGTATGAACATTCATTCCGCGGTGTTGAGGATTGAATTGTTAGAGTTGTTTTATTTATAAATAAACATGTGAAGAATAATTCGTATTATGAGACATATTAACTAACTCATTTAAGAGGATAAAGCGATGGCATTTCAAGTATCACCAGGCGTCCAAGTCAAAGAAATTGACGCAACGGGCGTAATACCTGCCGTATCCACATCTATTGGTGGATTCGTAGGTGCCTTCAATTGGGGTCCGGCTGAAGAAATAAGACTCGTGTCGTCTGAGGACAACATGGCGTCGATTTTTTCCACACCAGACACAACTACGGCAAAATACTTTTTAACTGCGGCATCATTTCTAAAGTATGGCAACGCATTAAAAGTAGTAAGAACAGTAGACACTTCAGCGCGAAACGCGAACGTAAAGGGCAATTCTGCTTTAATAATTAAAAACGAAGATGACTTTAATAGTACATCTATTAACTCAAACGATGTGGGCGAATTTATATCTAAATATCCAGGATTTCTTGGTAATAGCCTTCGTATCGAAATATGCGCACATAAATCAAATGGCACTGCATACGCAAACTGGGATTATAAGGATGAATTTGACGGGGCCCCATTAACTTCAAATTATGCGCTTAACAAAGGTTATGACGGAGTAGAAGATGACTTCGGTGTAACCCGCACTAAATCTGGTGACGAGCTGCACATGGTTGTAGTCGATAGATTAGGTTACTTCAGTGGCACTGTAGGAACTGTGTTAGAAACATTTCCATATATGTCACAAGCATTAGATGCTAAAGACGCGTCTGGTACTTCGATATACTGGAGAAACGTAGTTAACGCACAGTCAAATTATGTTAAATTTACTTCTGCAACTGCTGATTGGCCTTTATCAAATGACGGCCAAACCGTAGTTGAACGTGACAGTTCATTTGCTGTACCAGAAGCATCCTTTAGCTATGATCTGCAGGGCGGCGTAGATGGTAACGAACCTACTACTGGAAATATTCAGACGGGCCTGGATTTATTTTCTGATCCAGAATTGGAAGATGTAAATCTTCTATTCACCTGCCCTGATGCTGGCGCGGCTACAAGTTCAGACACTGCAGTTATTGGAAACTATCTAATTGCTCTAGCTGAGTCACGTAAAGATTGTATGGCGTTTATCTCTCCGCCCATTAGCGATACTGCTAATAGTACTACACCGCTAGCTAGTGTTAAATCTTACGCTAGCGCATTAAACTCTACATCATATGCTTCACTTGATTCAGGTGCAGTTTATATTTACGACAAATATAATGACGTATATTTATACATTGGTGCAGCTGGACTTTGTGCTGGACTTTGTGCAAACACCGATCAAGTTGCCGACGCTTGGTTCTCTCCTGCAGGCCTTAATCGAGGTCAGCTAAGAGGCGTAGCTAAATTAGCGTTTAACCCAACTAAAGCGCAGCGTGATGAACTATATAAAGCTAGAGTTAACCCATTAGTTTCATTCCCAGGTCAAGGTACAATGCTATTTGGAGATAAGACATTATTAACTCGTCCATCAGCATTTGATCGCATTAACGTTAGACGCTTATTCATTGTTTTAGAGAAAGCTATTAGTACTGCATCAAAGGCTCAATTATTTGAGTTCAATGATGAATTTACAAGAGCTCAATTTAGAAATATGCTAGAGCCGTTCTTACGTGATGTTAAAGGCCGTCGTGGTGTAACCGATTTCTTAGTCGTATGTGATGAATCGAACAATACTGGTCAAGTGGTTGATTCTAATCGCTTTGTAGCCGATATTTTCATTAAGCCTTCACGATCTATTAACTTTATTACACTAAACTTTATTGCAACAAGAACTGGTGTTGACTTCTCTGAAGTCGCCGGCGGTTAATAGGAGGAAACAATGGCAATTTTAGGCGTAGACGATTTTAAATCTAAGTTGACTGGCGGTGGCGCTAGATCCAATATGTTTAAAGTCACATGTAACTTTCCAAGTTACGCACAAGGTGATGTTGAATTGACTTCTTTCCTATGTAAAGGAGCTAATTTACCAGCATCAATTTTAAATCCAGTTGAAGTAAATTTCCGTGGTAGAAAATTACAGATGGCTGGAGATCGTACATTTGAACCATGGACTGTCACCATTATCAATGATGTAAACTTTACTGTACGTGATTCCTTCGAAAGATGGAGTAATGGTATTAACCAACACGTTGATGGACGCGGTATAGCTAATCCAACTGAATACATGGCTGATATGATTGTTGAGCAATTAGACAAAAATGGAGATGCTGTAAAGCGCTACGATATTAGAGGGACCTTCCCTACTAATATTTCTGAAATCGAGTTGAATTATGACAACGAGAATCAGATCGAAGAGTTTACAGTTGAGCTACAAGTTCAGTACTGGGAGTCAAATACTACTTCTTAGTAGGCGTATAAATACTATTAGACGAGGGGGAACTAATCCCCCTCCGATAATATTATAGGATAAAGAAATGGCAGAGTTTTTTGGATTTGAAATAAAGCGAAAAGGTGGTGAAGAACCCATCAGGCCATCGTTTGTACCTAATACAGACGAGGACGGTGCTGGAGTAATTCAGGCCGGTGGGCACTTTGGAGCTTACGTCGATCTTGATGGCGACAAGGCTAAATCAGAAATTGATTTAATTTATAAATATCGCGATGTGGCTACTCAACCTGAGTGCGATGCTGCAATTGATGATATTATTAATGAAGCTATTGTTGGTGATCATGATGATACACCAGTGAGATTAGTATTAGATGAAGTTGAAACATCTGATTCTATTAAGGAAGCAGTAACAGCAGAGTTTAAAACTATACTTAAATTGTTAAACTTTAATGCGTACGCGCATGATATTTTTAGACGATGGTATGTAGATGGTAGATTGCCTTATCATATCATTATCGATAAGGATAAAGCTAAGGCCGGGATTAAAGAACTTCGTTACATTGATCCTACCAAACTTAGAAAAGTAAAAGAGGTTGAAGAAAAGAAAGATCCTAGAACTGGCGCTAATATTGTAGTCGGTCAGAAAGAATTTTTCTTATTCCAAGACGATAAGCTTCATTCGAATAATGAAGGCATTAAGATACATAAGGATTCAATCGCATATTGCACATCAGGGGTATTAGATCCTTCACGTAAACGAATTTTAAGTTATTTGCAAAAGGCACTGAAGCCAGTTAACCAATTGCGAATGATGGAAGACTCACTGGTTATTTACAGAATCAGTAGAGCACCAGAACGTAGAATCTTCTATATTGATGTTGGTAACTTACCTAAGGGTAAAGCTGAAGAATATTTGAAGAATATCATGAGCCAGTATAGAAACAAAATGGTTTATGACGCTAATACTGGTAATGTTAAAGATGATAAGAAGCATATGTCAATGTTGGAAGATTTCTTCCTACCACGAAGAGAAGGTGGTAGAGGTACAGAGATTACTACATTGCCTGGTGGTGAGAACCTTGGACAGATAGATGATATTCTATATTTCCAGAAGAAGCTTTATAAGTCTTTAAATGTACCTTCACAGAGATTAGAAACTGATAACCAATTTAGTCTTGGTCGTGCTACAGAGATTTCTAGAGAAGAAGTCAAATTTAAGAAGTTTATTGATCGTCTAAGAAAACGCTTTAGCGACATATTCATGCAGCTACTTAAAACTCAGCTTATTCTTAAGGGTATTATTACCCGTGATGATTGGAATAATTGGAAAGAATCAATTACCTTTGACTTTATTGAAGATAACTACTTTGCAGAATTAAAAGAAGCTGAGATCTGGAGAGAAAGATTTGAT